TTCGTTCGGCTTTTGTAAGAACTGGTAGAGGTTGCGATCGGTGTCTATCCTGACCTTCTTCGCCCAGCCATCTAACTGAGCCAGCAGTTCTGCAACGTTCACATTCTCTGTGCCGGGCAATCCATCAGTAGCTCGCGGATTCAGTAAAGCGATGTCCTGCTTGCTCAACTCCTCTTCGGTCATCTTGGTCAAGTCAGCGAAGGTTGGAAGAACAGACTCCTTTGGCTGCGTGGCTCGCAATCTAGGATTCGCAGTTTTAATCGCCGTTTGCGACGGAGCAGAGAGACTCCAAATACCTAGAACAGTGACGACGAACGCACAAAGCGCACTCAACTTCCAGATGGCATATCGCCGCAACGGTCTCGCTAATTCTTTGCTTGTTTCAGTAGATGAAAGCTTGGAGGCTGCTTGTGCCGTAATAGTTTGTCGCTTTCGTCGATCACGTTTTTTCATCGAACACTGCCTCCAGACTTGCTTGACTTTTACCCGCAGGAGGTATTAGAGGGCACGCGGAAGCAAAACGCAACAAAATTTTCTGGCGGTAGTCTGGTGCACGGTCAACTGCTGGTCTCTTCCGCACCCTTATCCGTCATTTCGAACTTGCACCGGGTATCCCTACAGATAGACGCGGCTGTTGTTGCTGCGATTGTCTGTCGCCAAGCCGCCCACAATAGCGGCCAAGTCCATGGAGGTGCGAGTTGCTCTCGACTGTTCCCCCTTCTTCTTTGTCTGCCCCAGCTCGGCGATCGGAAATCGCTGGGATTCTAGCGGCAGGCGTCGTCCGCATGAAGTCGCGTTTGGCGATCCGCGATCCAGAAACTGCCAAAGATCTGCACAAATCACCATCAGCTTGCCTTGAGCTTTCTCCAGAAAGCGTGCTCTCTGTGACCAACGTGGTTAACGACCAGTGAGTCCGTTTTCTCAGGAGAAATCAATGCAACTAGACATCGACAAAGAGGTCGCGCTGCTCCAACGCATGACGGTGGGGCAACTGCGAGAGAGGTTCGAAGAGACGTGGGGCGAGCCGACAAACACTCGCAATAAGCAATGGCTACTCAAACGCATCGCCTGGAAGATGCAAGCCAATATCGAGGGTGACATTTCCGAGAGAGCTAGACGTCGGGCGGCCGAACTAGCACGCGGCACCGACATCCGAACGACGGCCCCCAAGGCTACCAAACCGGTGACAAATCCTGTGGCCGACACGGTGACCGGATTCGTCGAACCGGGGGAAGACAGCCGTCTGCCTCCCCCTAGATCAGTCATCGAGCGAGTCTACAAGGGCCAGACGATTCTGGTACTGGTCCTGGAAACCGGCTTCGAATACGACGGAGCAATCTACAAGACACTCAGCGCTGTGGCCAAAAAGATCACGGGGCAGCACTGCAATGGGTATCACTTCTTCAAACTTAGCAAGAAAGGTGGGGAGCAATGAACAAACCCAACAACAATCACAGGCTGAACTGTGCGATCTACACACGAAAGTCCACAGACGAGGGGCTAGACAAAGAGTTCAATTCCCTCGATGCTCAACGCGAATGCGCCGAAGCCTACATCAAAAGCCAAACGCAAGAGGGCTGGAACTGCCTGCCCGATCACTACGATGACGGTGGGTTCACCGGTGGCAACATGGATCGACCGGCTCTAAAGCAACTGCTGGCGGACATCGAAGCTGGAAAGGTCAACTGTGTGGTCGTCTACAAAGTCGATCGACTGAGCCGTTCGCTGATGGACTTCGCCAAAATGCTCGAAGTCTTCGAACGTAACCAAATCGCATTCGTAAGCGTGACGCAACAGTTCAATACGACCAACTCGATGGGCCGGCTGATGCTAAACGTACTGCTTTCCTTCGCCCAGTTCGAACGCGAGATCATATCAGAGCGGACCCGCGACAAAATCGCTGCCGCCCGGCGGAAGGGAAAATGGTCCGGAGGGATGCCACTGCTGGGCTACGACATTGATCCACAGGGGGGCAAGCTCCGTGTGAATGAAGTCGAAGCCAACAGAGTCCGCAAGATCTACGATTTGTACATCGACCGAGAATCGATCATGGCGACCATCGCAGAACTTGACAATCGCAGTTGGAACAACAAGTCCTGGAATACCAAGAAGGGCATACTTCGAGGCGGTTCGCCGTTCACCAAAGCAACGCTGTTCCGACTCCTTACCAACGTGACCTACATTGGTAAATTAGCCTACAAAGACGAAATCAACGAAGGTGAACACGACCCGATCGTCACGCCCGATGTGTGGCAAAGGGTCCAGTCCCTGCTTCGACGAAACGGTCGGACTGGCGGTGTCGATGCAAGAAACAAATTTGGTGCCTTGCTCAAGGGAATCCTGCGATGCTCCTGTTGCGATTGCTCGATGACTCCGACGCATACGACAAAGAGTGGGGCCAAACGCTACCGATACTACGTGTGCATGAAGGCCCAGAAGCGTGGCAGACGGATCTGCGAGTCGAAGTCGGTGCCAGCGGCCGAAATCGAGAAGTTCGTAGTCGACAAAATACGCCAAGTCGTAGAAAACGAGAGGCTTGTCGACGAGGTCGTGCAGCAAGCCAAAGTCCAGACACAACACGAACTCGACGCCCTTGTGGCCGAGCGAGACGAAATCGTGAAGGAGATCGAGTATTGGAACGAAGCCATCCGAATTGCTGCCCCCAAAATCAAACCAAATTCCCCAGATGCGAACCTGCTGAAACAGTTAGCAGATTGGCATGAGGATCTTCGGATTGCTGAGAATCGGCTCACCGTCGTCAACGCAAAACTAACCCTACTAAAGTCGCAGGCGCTGACATCCAACGATGTAGCCACAGCGCTCGATAGCTTTGAGCCGGTTTGGGAATCGCTCACGGTTCGCGAACAATCACGGATCGTCCAGCTAATCGTCAAGCAGGTCGATTACGACGGTGCCAATGGGCGAGTTACCATCACATTTCACCCGGACGGAATCAAATCGATCGCCAGAAATAAACGCCCCGAACTTGTGGAAGCCGCATCATGAACGATACAGTAAGCGTTGATTTTCAGTTCTCAATCAAGCCACAGGGCCGAGGGGCTCGAAAGAGAATGGTTGAGAAAACGGGCACTTCGAAAGAGACCAAACCTCTAGAACGCATCCCTCGGATCGCTCGCTATATGGCACTCGCGATTCACTTCGAGGGTCTTATCAAGAAAGGGGTGGTCACAGATTTCGCTGACCTCGCCCGGCTTGGTCACGTGACGCGGGCTCGTGTGACGCAGATCATGAATCTACGGTTGCTTGCCCCAGAGATCCAGGAGGATATTCTTCTCCAAGTTAGTAACCATGTCACGCGAGATCAAATTGGGCTGAAGGAGATTCAGGAAATCTCCATGTATCTAAGCTGGAGTAAGCAACGGAGCGCATGGTTCAAACTCAAACGCACGAACGGGTGATCGTTCAAACATTACATAAGAGACTACGTCTCGCGGACTTCGAACACGGTATTCCACCCTTTGTCGTCGTTCGAGTAAACGATGGGATCGCCGATGATTTCGAATAGATTACGCAGTGTTTGGCAAAGCTTTTGCTTGTGCTTTTTCCACTTGTCTGAAGAACCTTTGCTGTTCCATGTGATAGTCCCTCTTTCTTTGGCAAATAACTCAAGAAGGAACCACTGTTTTGCTGGTTTGGTGTTCGATCGACCGTCAGCCATGTTCATTTGCGTGAAGTGAAATCGTTGGGATTGATCGCGGAACGTAACCTGAACGTTGTGAGCGTCTAGAAATCGTATCGACAACTCTGACCATTTGGCACTTTCTGGAAAAGACAAATTGGTGTTTGACTTTGACTCAGCTGGTGGAGTCTCATCTGTTTTCTTGCCGGAGCTAGGTTTCGTCTCATCTTTGGCGTTTGCGCTTTCTGAATTGCTCTTGGTCTTGGAGCCAAAAAGCCTCTGGCGCTCCTTTCGCATGCTCTGGTCATAATTATTTGCATTCTCGATTGCGGTCTGAACTTCATCAAGAAACATCTGTAGTATGATCCAGCCAGGCGAATCTTTTTTAGGATCGTAAGTCCTCTTACTCAACACATATTTTTGTACTGTCGCTAAAAAACCGTCAGCATGGGGCGCTACCATCCACTGCCAGTCGACATCAGCTATTGTGCTTGGATACAAATCTTGAAAGATAGGCTCAAACTTTTCCGGGAAGTCGCTCAGGTAGCTATTTTCTGTGAGCAAGTTGGATAAGACTTGAATGGTTCTAATGTATGATTGATTTAGATTCAGATCCTTGGCGGTGAGCCATTCAGCGTGGAAAGTGGTCGCCTCAAGCATCCTGTGGTAGGCTTGAGCAAACCACATCAGTAGTATGTAGGACGCGTTGCGGCAGTCTTCCTCTGGAACCTCCTTGAGCAGATCTTCTAGCGTCTGCTCGGAAGCAGAAGTTGCTCTACTTCCAGTGTCGTTCTTGGGTTCTTTGGAGCTTGCCGAGCCACCACTGCTTGAATCGATGCCCTTCGAATCCGATTGCTCTGATGAGCTTTGGTTCTTGCTCGCTGCTGCTTTCTGTTTGAGTAGACTTTCGAGTTTACTTTCCCAGTGTTGAGCTCGCGAATAGTATCTAGCTCTTCGGACTACATTTTCCGATGGTGTCGCATCATAAACCCCTAGGTCTGGATCAGTGTAGATCGCCAGCTCATCGACGGACTCTAGATGCAGCAAGAGCTGAGAAATATCGTTGCTGTCGATCATGAAATAGGAGATTTTCTGCTCGGAAGACTCTCCTAGCTCCGATTCAAACAGCTTGCAGAGCTCTGCGGCCATCCATTCGTCGTTGACATAGTAAAAAACGGATGACGGCCCAGGAGCCTCGGAGCCGACAGACAGAAAAAAACGGTTAGTTGAAGCGGTGTTACTCATTGGGGTGCTTGTAAAGGGCGGCGCTGTAGCGTAGCGATTTTGAAACTTTAGCCAAATCATCTCGGCGACTTTCGTCGCCACTATCTCCAAGTCGGGATCGTTCATGCGCGATGAACCTCTGATTCGCAAATTGTACGAGAAACGCCAATCATCCGCAGTCACTGCGGCAACGAACTACTAACGCCACCAATGCGATCAAACAACACGGAAAAAACCAAATTTTTCTGATCGCAGCAATTGCTCTTCAGGCGCGCACCTGGAAACGTTTCCAGCGGACTAGGGGCAAAAGTTCGAAAAAACACGGGAGATCAGAAGAACAGAATCTTGCAGACCTCGTGGTTTCAAAGACTCCTGCTGCTCTGTTTTTTAGGGGGATTGCCAACTTCTGCCGCTTTCGGCAAACCATTTTCTGGAGTTCGCGTGTAACGCACCAACTTGGCGAATGCCATATAGCTCCAGTTTCCATTTCCTGATCATCCGATAAATTGATGGTGTCGGTAGCAGGCTGATCCCCTGCGTACGGCTGCCCGGGGTTGCGATGTTCCAAAGCATCGAGCCCCCGTTGGCCTGCCAATCTCACAACAACTTTGGGGTCTCTGTGTCACCAACCATCCCGTCCGAGTATGTCCAAGGTTTGGACCAAGTTTTATCCGAGTTGGCGGATGTGGTGTTTGGGAAATCGCCTTTGGATTTGAAAGATGAGGACCACTGTCCAATCCTGCTTGCATTGGATTTGTGGGAACCCTCAGAAGGTGTTTCAATTTGGTTAGGGTGTTACGCCACTGAGAGTTTGCGCAAGTCGTTCGACTCCAAAGTGGAAGCGGTCCATAAAACACTCATGCGAATAGCTCGAACTCAGGCATATCTAGAGCGGTTGAGTCCGCCTCTACGCGCATCGCCACGGGCGGCGGAGATATTGGGCAAATGGACTTCGGTTTTGAGTATTCATGGGGCGGAACTCCACTCACTTTGGTCCACCTTGAAGCGGTGTTACAACATCTCAGGGAGTCCAACCCCGCATGCACCCACGGCACATTTGGTGGAGGATTCGTTGGCGGATTACAAAAGACTTTTTGAGTATGCACAAAAGCAATGGAACCCCGTCTCCCACAACTACATCCTTTGCGAATCCATCGCAAATGGTCCCGGTAAGTATGGGGAGTGTGTCGAAAAATTGTTGCCTAGGGTGAATAAGTCTACGCAAACAAGATTGTTCCACGCAGTCCTAGGACCTCTAAATAAAACGATTGGGGGGGAGTTGGGTTTAAGGGTCTATAGACCTACTCGGAGTCAGCAAATCCTAGTTGAAAGAGTCGAAGAATCACCAAACCGCAACAGCAAGACGGCTAACCCCAAACGCTCCACCAAAAAGACATCGAATAAAAAATCTGCCACGAAAAGAAAACGCTGATAATTCTCTGATAAGACTCTGGTAATGGGTCCCCAATAGATTACCTCCATCGTCACGTTTCCCACTTCGATGGAGGTAAATCTATGTCCAAGATTAGCGAACATCGCAATGTGATTGCGATTCCTAGCGAAGCGGTCTTAAGGGATCGCTTAGTCAAAATTCAGTTCGACTCTATGCGGCAATTGCTGCTTAGCAGTCTAGTTCTTGATAAAAAATCGAGCCTATGGCCGATGCCAGCGTTTTCGACGCCAAGGAGTGCGTTCACAAGCGAGTCAAAAAGCTCTCTAACTGGACTCGGAGTTCTCGTTTCTCTTTCTCCGCAGCGAGCCAGAAAACCCAAGTCTCCGTTTGGCTGTCCAAAAAGGTCGAATTGGGAAATCCGGGAATTTCCCAAAACCCTCTCTAGGGAATTTAGCAAATTTCCGCGAACTAAAACCCTGGTTTTTTCTGGGTTTCTCGTGATTGCACCAGTGGATTTTCTCTTTTCCCAAGGCTGTTTTGGGAATTTTCGCCAGTCGTAGGCGACGGGTCTTACTTACATCAACACAAAGCACCGCAAACAAGCGGTCGATCCCCACAGGCTTGCAATCTCAGACCTGTTCCTGTGGGGAATCGAGAGGAATTATCAGATGTCAGAGGAAACAACACAGTCAAACCTGGGTGACGACAAATTCGTTCGGCGAGTAATTCACCGTCAGGTCAGAAAGGTGATCGCGACCACCAATCTTACAAACGAAGATCGAGACGATCTAGTCCAAGAAGCCTACGCCCAGGTCACTAAAAGCTTGGAAAGTTTTGATCCTGCGGTCGGTCACATCCGTCCGTTTATCGTCACGGTCGTTCAGCGTCACTTAGGCAATGTCGTTCGTGATCGCAACGTCGCAAAACGTGCAACTCGCGGACGTGTGAGCCTTAGTAAGACCGTCAGGTCCGAGGAAGATGCCCATGTGGAAATGTCGCAGGTTCTACACGACAAGGACCAAGATCGGCGGTTAGGCCGCGAGCGTCGGCTTAGCGATGAAGAGCTCAACGACCTTCGTCTTGATCTTGCCGCTTTCATGAAGACCTTACCCGAGAGATTCCAAGATCTTCTCCGTCGAAGGCAGACTCAAACGATCTCGGAGATTTCACGCGATTTGGGTGTTCCTCGAACCACGGTCAACGACTGGATGAGAAAAATTCAATCGCTTTTTGAGGACGCAGGATTTGACAGATATCTCGATGAGTAACCGTCAGTCGACCAATGAGTCGGGTATTTCAACAGATACCGAGAGCATGTTTCTTAGCGACAAACAACCCATGAAATTCTTGCTGAAAGATCCGCCGACGATGTCAACGCGACTGGTGCCTCATGAGCCTGGAGAACGAAGGTGTCTCAAGTGCAACAAGCTGTTTCAATCCAAGAGCGCTGGCAATCGGATCTGCAAACCATGCTCGCAAACCAATGCGTCGATGAAGCTGAGTGAATCTCTGATCGCTCGGGAGCGAGGCGCAAAACGCCTTAACGGCAACCTTCTCGATAGGAACGACTCCTATCGGATGAATTTTTAATCGGTGACAAAACTGATTCACCGCCACTCTTTTTGAATACGGCAATTTCATGTCCCAAACTACGCTGCCTCCTGAGACAAGCGACAAAAACGTGCTGACCTACTCAGCGCTCAATACGTTTCGCAATTGTCCTCGCAAGTATAAACATCGGTATATCGATAACCTACGTCCACGGATGAAGGTCGAATCGCTGTCGTTTGGAAGCGTAATCCACAGTGCCATCGAGATTTGGTATCGATCCGTCAACGATGTAAATCGCCTGTGGAAAGCTCTTGATTTCATCGACCGGAGCTTCCCCGAACGAGCCACGGACGAGAATCAAATGGCCAACTGGCATCTGGCACGAGCCATGTTCACAGGGTATGCCTCGCGCTACCCAACCGAGGACTTCAAGATCATCGAGGTTGAGAAAACCTTCACCGGACAGATTCGGAATCCAGACACAGGCCGCTGCAGTCAAACCTTTGTGATGGCTGGCAAAGCCGATGCGATCGTCCAGCGATCTGATGGGATGTATCTGCTCGAGCACAAAACCGCTGCGTCGATCGATGGCAACTACCTGGACAAATTGTGGACTGATACGCAGATCGCACTGTACTCGTTTTACCTCCGCGAGCTCGGCTATCCCATCGTCGGCATCATTTACAACGTGCTCCTAAAGAGCCGTCTCAAACAAAGCCCAGGTGAAACGGAGCAAGAGTACGAAGCTCGCCACGCGGAACTAGCCGCCAAGAACAAGAGCGGCAAGTCGACGGCCAAACGCCAGATGCCTGAAACCAACGAGGAGTTTCAGGGGCGACTGGCGGCATGGTACTCAAAACCAGAATCGTTCCATCGGGAGTTCATTTATCTCTCTGAAGAGCGGCTGGCCATGCTCCAAGATGAGGTCTGGGAGATCACCCAGCAGTACCTCGATGCACGACGACGTGGCAAATGGCTGCTGAACACATCGAGCTGCTTCTCGTACCAGCGTCCCTGCGAGTACCTCTCGTACTGCCAATCTGGCTTCAATCCCAACGTTGCGGAGAACCTCTATGAGATCACTCCACCGCATGAAGAGCTCACCTCGATCGATTCTGACTCACCCGTTTTTTGAAAGGACTGATTTGCGATGACCATCTTTTTACCGACCGAAGCTTCCAAGCCTGTGACCGAGCTTGGAAAACAATCCATCTTACTCTACGCAAATCCCAAACTTGGAAAAAGCACTTTTGCGAGTAAGGCACCAGGGGCACTCTTTTTCGAGTGCGAGCCTGGTCTGAACCACTTGGAGGTCTTCAAAGTACCGACCTACTCTTGGGAGGCGTTCCTCGAGGCTTGCAAGCTAGTTGCCAAGGGCGACCACAATTTCAAAACGATTGTGATCGATACGGTCGACAACGCTTTCAAAATGTGCTCCGACTACGTCTGTGCCAAGCATGGTAT